AGTTTCACGCAAGAAGCTTTGAGGAAATCAATCGAAGATCCGCAGTATATCAACCCAGATTATGCCGAGCTTATAATGGGATTCCCGATCAAGTGGACCGACTTAAATCACTCGGAAACGCAGTAGTTCCACAACAAATCTATCCAATTTTCAAAGCGATTATGGAGATAGAAAGCCTATGAAAAAAATATTAGACGCATGCTGTGGTAGTCGAATGTTTTGGTTTGATAAGCAGAATCCCAATGTAACTTTTATGGATATTCGACAGCATTATGAGGAACTTGAAACTGGACATGTGATTGATGTTGATCCTGATATTATCGGAGACTTCAGAGACATGCCTTTTGAATCAAACACTTTCGACATGGTTGTCTTTGATCCACCACACTTGATCCACGCTGGTGAAAATTCCTGGCTAGCGAAAAAGTACGGTAAGTTAGATGAACTTTGGCCAGAAGATATACGCCAAGGGTTCGCAAAATGTATGCGAGTTCTAAAACCAAATGGTAGCTTGATATTCAAATGGAATGAAGAGCAAATTTCTTTACAAGAGGTATTGGCAGCGATCGGTGAGCAACCGTTGTTTGGTAACAAACGGAGCAAAACACACTGGTTAGTATTTATGAAGTAAGTCAGCTATCCGACGAAATAGCAGAAAGCGAGGGATAACATGTTGAAAATTGTAATAGGTACAAACGAAGGAAAAGTATTATGTATTTCAAATAACGAAGACAAGATCAAAGCATCAATGGTTAATTATTTGATTGATACCGATCAAGAGCCAACAGAAGATTTCTTCGAATCTCGAAACTGGGGTGAATACGATATTGAGGTATACGAGTATCATCAGCCCCAACTCAACGAGTATCAGCAGATCAAGACGAACAACAATTTGTTAAAAATTAACGATCTGGCTTTTGAATTACAACATGGCACTGTGCTGACGAACGAACAATGGGAGAAAGTTGAAAAGATTTATAAGCTGTCTCTTATGGGCGACGAGGAGGAAGAGTGATGATTCTTAGACCAGTAGTAATTCGAGAGAAGAAAGAAGAGCATGCTTTTAGTGAAATAACGAGTGTGCGGTATTGCGTTAGTTGCGAATACACAGACACAGAAATAAAAGGTAAATTTCATCAGTGGATATCCGAATATGCTGCTAACGAGTATGGAGAAAGATCCAACCTATACGCAGTAGTAGAAATGAACGATGGAACAATAGCGCTATATGAGCATGACTTGATAAGATTTATCGATTAATTCCGCAATCGTCAGCGATAGCAAACAGGAGGGATAAAATGATACCAAAATTTAGAGCGTGGGAACCAGATACGAAATTTATGAACGATCAAGTCCGAGTGACGAGTAACCGATTCGGCGACGGTGAGATTTTGGTAGAGGCTACCGATGGTTTTGGTTGGATAGAAGTGAAACCAGAGTACCTCATGCAATCAACAGGCTTGAAAGACAAGAACGGCGTGGAGGTTTTCGAGGGGGATATAGTAGCAATTAAGTATTCTGAATCTGGATATCACTACTATGAAAAAATAGTTTTCGAGAATGGAACTTTCACTGCAGGGGATGAGGATTGGCTATATAACATCAAAGATTATTGCGTTGTATGTGGCAACATATACGAAAACCCAGAACTATTGGAGCCAGCTAATGAAAACTAGCCACTCAATCATCATAATACTGTTGACGATCGCAGGTCTGAGTTGGCTATCCTATACAATAATCAACCAGCAACAGCAGATAGTGAAGCTAGAACAGCAGCTGCAGTATGAGCAGATGAAGTACAAGATTATTATCAATGATCCGTTAGTTAGGGATGCGATGGAAGCAGGGGGATGAAGATGACTTTTGCAGTACTAGGTACAACGGCTTTTGTCGTGATTATGTTTCTATGTGTTGTGATAGGCAAGGCTACAGACGAAAAGGAGCAAGATTATGGAGGAAGCTATTTTATGGAACAAGATGACTTTGATCATCGAAGTGATCGTCACAGAGCAGTTAAAAGAGATCGAAAGTAAAACAAAATAAAAAGCATTAAGCAATCGCCCAATGCCCCAAAATAATGATTTTGTCCCCGCCAAGGTAACTTCATTATACCAAATAAAGGGGCGATTGAGCAATGATGCTATTACTAAGAGAAGTTGATTTCTCTCAAACGAGAAAGAATGCACGATATGTTTTGAAGAACTACCGTCGGTTGGAGCGGATTGCAGGTCGTTCAAAGATCGATGTCCGCTCACCGATTATTACTGATATGCCTAGAACACCTAGTAATGGTAACAAGTCCGAGGATGCTTTTATTCAAAGATTGGATGCAGAAACAGAAAGAGATGCAATAATCGTTGCGCTTATGGCTTTGAAGCTAACAAGCAGACAGATACTTCATTATAGCTTCTGCTTACAAGATCAGTATTCTAATCTAAGGATCGCAGATGAGATGGGCTATTCAGTTCGGCAAATTGAGCGAATGAAATCAGATGCATTGGTTGAATTTGCTGAAAGTTATCGTCGTGGCAAGCTTGTTGCTTATCGCTGAAAAATGGCGGTTTTTTGGCGGTATAATGGCGGTTTAGTGCCAATAATCCATAGTAAGATAGTATTATCAATTATTGTAAATAACAGGGCGCACTCCTTTAAGATACGTTGGCAGACCTCCTTTCTGAAAATTATTCCTAGCGCCCTGTATTTAATTAAGACGGCGACAAAAAATCTATTATGAATGGAGTTGAACACACTCCTTATCTTCATTCGCTAGCCGTCTTTTTCAGGAATTGGCTCAGTTTGGTAGAGCGCTACTTTTGGGCAGTAGAGAGCGCAGGTTCAAATCCTGCATTCCTGATTGGGAGTTGTCAATTAGATTACTCACATGATCTTTGGTGCTTCCTACTAAACAGTCCTTTGGGGCTGTTTTTTTGATTTTGTGGCAACGTTTTTGACTTTAGGGTAAAATATCATTAAAAGTGATTAAAGGAGTGAATTAGATGAATAATCCTATTATTGATCCTGATGTTTGGTCTCCAGTTGGATTTGATGCATACAGACAAACAATATCAACACAAAAATATACTTGCGGATATTGTGTTCGTGATGTTGGAGTACAAAAAGGACTACAAGGCTACACAACCGACGGAAATATTATCTTTGCATTAGTCTGTTCGAATTGTGGTTGTATTTCAATGATAAGTGAAAATGGTTTTCAATTACCTGGGTCCCTGTACGGAAAGGACATCGATAATTTACCTCAAGAAATTAAGTACCTATACAATGAGGCAAGAGAATGTTTTAAAGCTGGGGCATATACAGGTGTGGTGTTACTTGCTAGAAAGTGTTTAGCAAATGTTGCAATTTACTTTGGTGCAGAAGATGGACAGAAGTTTATTATCTACGTTGACTATTTAACTGATAATGGATATATTGCACCAAAAAGTAAAAAATGGGTGGATGAAATCAGAAAAGAAGGTAATTCTGCAACCCATAATAAAGAACCCAAAAATAAAGAAGAAGCAACGAAAATTTTAAGATTTCTTGAGATGCTTCTTTTGATTAATTTTGAATTCAATGATTTAGAATTGGAATAAAGCAAGTTAAGACCTTATATGAGGTCTTTTTTTATACATAAAATTACAAAACAAACACAGATTGCGAGGTGAGAGTAGTGAAATTAACTGAAAAACAACGTAGGTTTGCGGATGAGTACATTATCAGCGGCAATGCTACTCAAGCCGCCATTTCTGCTGGGTATAGTAAACGAACTGCTAAGTCTGTAGGTAGTGAGAACCTGACAAAACCTGACATTAGACAATATATAGACGAAAGACTTGAACAGCTGCAATCAGAAAAAATTGCTAATCAAGAAGAGGTCCTGGAATATTTGAGTAAGGTTATGCGAGGAGAAGAAACAGATCAAACGGTAGTCTTTCAAGGATCTGAATATGGTTCAACGATAGAAGATGTTCAAGTAGCTAATAAAGATCGTATAAGAGCAGCTGAACTTCTTGGCAAAAGGTATAGCCTATGGACTGACAAAGTGGAGCTGGATGGCAATATGGATCTGAAGGTGGTGGTTGATTATGGTGATGGCGAAAACGAAGCGCCAAATGATAGTTAAGGTACAATTTAACCGAAATTTCCAAACCTATAACACCACTAGGAAAAGATATCGATTAGCTAAAGGATCAGCTGGTTCTGGTAAATCAGTAAATACTGCGCAAGACTTTATCATAAAACTTGGAGATCCGAAGTATAAAGGAGCAAATCTTCTCTGCGTTCGTAAAGTCGCCGAGTCAAATAAAGATAGTACGTATGCTGAATTGAAGTCTGCTATTTATAAGATTTACGGATCTGACTACCACAAATATTGGTCCATTAAATCATCGCCTATGATGCTCGAATCAAAGATTACTGGCAATCAAGTGATATTTCGTGGAATGA